CTGTAGTAGAGTAGACCCTTTTTGTATATTTAGCTACAGTCAGTCTTGGATACCACTTGTAGTTTTTAAGCCAATGTGTCGTTCTATACATCTTTCCTCCCACGCACTCTTCCTCATAATTTGATATGGTTGAGAGTAAAAATTCTTTTGGTGTAGGTAAGGATTCATTTTGAATTGTAACCTGTTGGTTCATAAAATTCATCCCAAACTTCTCACGGTTAATGACGTCTTGAAGACCAGCTGGTACAGCGAAAATTTCTGGTTCCATTGGCTCTTGTCCGTCTGTGAATATTTTGTTATGTGTGCATACATCGAATTTAGTTGTTACTCCTTGTTGTAAGGTAACGTCAACTGTGTTCACGTCATACTCCTGTATCCAAGCTAATTGGTGTTGACCAACGGTTGTTATGGTTTTGATGTCAACAAAATCGGGTTTGTATGGTTTGACATCGCTAATATTTATTGGTTTTGATGCATGCCAGCGGTATCGTTCTGGTTGTGGTGTGCTATAACAACTTGACTCAACAATGCCGTGCTCATCTATACTGCTCATCAATAAATCGCCCTCAAGATTGCACCTAATTAGGGCATTTGCACCCTTAAATGGTGTTAGTGACAAGTGGTTTTTGCAGGATTTGTATGAATTGTTGCCGCTTATATCGATTTTAGCGTACAACGGAACTTGTGTGTACACGAGGCTTTGACCGTTGAAAATGATGTCTTTACCCAATATGTCAGCTAAAGTTAAGATTTTCAAAACGCAGGCTGCATCCCTACGCTTCTTCTTGTGTTTGTTTGACCGCTGATTGCGGCGTTTATTGTTTAGAATCCTGGTAATATGATCATCAATCAATTCGTCTAGACTAGTTTCATTTTCAGGTTCCTCTGGGTTGTCAGTAGTGCTGTTGTGATTGTTGTGATGTGCTGTTACAGGTTCATTACAATCCACATAATATTGTCTCAAACTGCTCTCAAACATTTCATTAGTAATATTCTCTGGTTGAGTCATGTTGTC